TCAGGGGTGTAAGTCCACCCGCAATCACATACATAAATTGTCAGATAGGGCGCGCTCTTTTGCTTGGTCGGTCTGACATTCGCTCCGCAATGGTGGCAGGTCATAGCTCTAAGTTTTCTTCAACCTTCTTGGCTACCCTTAGAAAGTCGGGGTTCTTGCAATTCTTATAATCATAAGGGTAGTACATTGTAGTAGCCCTATTCTTGTTTAACTCAATACATATTCGAGCGTTATCCACTCCAAGCTTATCGCAATGGTACCCGAATATCACACGTAAATGCCTTAAAGAGTCGGGGCGCTTTGATGAAATGATTTGTTCCCATCTATAATGAGTGGACTTTAGGATTGCATCCCTTACATTCTTAACAATAAAGTTATCAAGCTTGTTTTTTGTGTCTTCCGACATTTTCCTCCAATACTCAAGGTTTTGTGAGGCATTCTTGAACTCATCGCTAAGATGTAGGATTTTGCTTTTCAGTTCCATGGCTCTTTACTTCAAGTTCGATGTAATAATTCAAAGTGGCTGAGGCTGCATTGACAACCGTATTCTTTACAAAGTCACGCACGACCATTGGTTTTTTCTTGCCTTCACGCTTTGCGATGGAATGAAAAAGCTCCATGAAAGAGGTAAAATCGAAATATTTATTTTCTTCAAGATACTCCCAAGCTCCACGGACGTAGTGCATTCCTGCGGGAGCTGCTGGTCTGAATTGGAATTTATGCAGCCTTTCGCTCAATATCTCTTTGAACTTGGGATCGAGCAGGATGTCTTCGGCTTTATCGAACGATGGTGTTTCCACCTTTTTAGCTTTCTTGGCCATGATGTAGTATGTGTTTTGATTTTAAGAATTGATTGATTATCTCATGTAACTCGTCGGCCATGTCCCCAAATAGGCAGGCATAATCCTCTGAGCAGAATGCGTCAATATCCCCCACAAGGGAACCCGATAAACGCTTGATTGTTTCAATGGCCTGCTTGTCCTCGAACTTGTACAGGCCAACTGGTTTGAGCTGCTCCATGATATCCATGGACGCGGTTTGGCATAGGTCAGCGGCAAGAAATAAAAGCAGTTGGTTTCGTCTGTATTTGGCTTCGTCAAAGTTGTTGATATTGCCTTTGATGGCGGCCTGTTGGACTTTCTTTAGTAGGGTCATTACCGCTTGTCTTTACATTCGTTCCACCGCCTGCAAATCTCTTCACCGAGATTATAGGCGTCATCAAGAACCTTTTTTGATTCTTGGTAGGTTTCCTTTGAGTATAGCCTTATGGAGGCAAATGGAATGTTCATATTTTCCTTGAAGCAAAGCTCAACGGAGTTATATTTATCCTTTATGACGCAAATCAACTCACCGTCAACGGTATCGAATGCACCATCGACAAAATCGAAGTTTTGATTTATTTCCATGGCTACTTGTACCATCTACCGCCACAATAGTGGCACATAAAAAAGCCGTCAGTCAATCGCAGTACCTGCGTTTCTTCATCAACAGGAATGTTGCAGTGGCAGAATAGAGAGCCATTCTTTTCTTCGGGTTCAGCAAGGATGTTTGGGTAGTCCCAGAACGATTGCTTTCCTTTTGCTGGAATTGGTTTCGGGAAAAGGATGGGATTTGCAAGTACCCAATTGTAGGTTTTAAAGTAATGCGAGGAAGCGATACCGTCGCGATTCACGATGCGATCTTCAGATTTTTCAGCCCAAATGCTTGAATGATTGATAACGCAATCAACGATTTCAACGCTGCCGATAATTGCCGATGTGGGCAAGTCGCTATGTAGTACTTTATACCGCATATCGCCTCTGATGTTATCCCACTGATCGTCAGTAAATAAACCTTGCGGTCTTAGTATTGTTGCCCCAGCATGTATCAGAACTCTACCGCGAAAATTGGTTTTCCAAGTTCTATTTTCAATGTCCTTTGGCTGATAGCCGTTTTCGATAAACATCAATGATGCCCAAGGCTGTTTGACGGTGATTGCTTTCATGGCTGTGGTATTGGGTTGTATGGTTCGTTGGTGTCGTAGGTAAAAAGAACAATCGCTCTTTTATCGGTTTGCAGAATCTCTTTTCTGTACTGCTCGATATCATCAGTATGAATATCTTCCCTTGCAGTTAAGCGAATCCGCTTGCTGCGAATCTTTGTGTGTGTGATGCGGTGTTTCATTTTCTTAAAGTGTTATGGTTTTTGTAGCTTGGACTGTATAGCCACGATTACGAAGCTCATCGACCAGCCCATCATCAGCCCATTCATTAAGTAAAGAGCTATATCCATTTTCGTTACTTATTTCATGCATTGAAACATACGCTTCTCCTTCATCATAGCCATTTTTGATAAATTCAGTCGCACAATTTTTAAGCAGACACCTATACGCTACATACCCACCTGATTTTATTTCTCTATCTATATGCATCGCAAGAATATCGCTATTAATAAAACTAAAATATTCTGCAAGGCATTCAAATAAAGTATAATCTGGCTTTTTTTCATGATATAGATCATCCAAGAAGAATGCTGTTGCTTCCCTTGTGTTACACACCGTCGAGAACATTTCAGCTAACACCTTAATGTCCCTTTTTTGCTGCTGTTCAATTTTATTGGCTTCATGCTCAACCACATTCTCAACTTTCGGAGTCTTTTTGTCAGTTTTAACCTCAACTTGTTTTTCAGCATCCTTTATTACTCTGTTATCTCCAATAAAAAGAGCGTCAAAACTACCCTTCGAGCCTCCATACATTGCATACTTAGATTGAATATCTTTGAACAAAACGTCATTAGGGGTAGTGTATTCGCTGTTATACTTGTAGATTGGCTTTTTTCGAGTGAATCCAGATTGCGGTAAAATAAGCCCTATCTTTTTAAAGTATCTTATTGTAAATTGGGCAACTGCTGGTTGGATGGAAGTGTTTTCATTTAATATTCTCTCCTGCAAGCGGCCTCCAGTCCATTTTTTTTTGGTAATATCATATAACTTGTGAGATGTGGCAGCAATGCTCCCATATACATCTAACATTTCAAAAGTTGTACTCATTTTCTTCTTGTTTTTCCGTTCATTTCAATAAAATTGAACATCTCAAAAGCCCTATCCGCAATGTGTGAGCCGTAAAGCTTGGTAAGGGATTCGGGTTGTAAGTTGGTGGTGATATGAGTAAGGACCCTCAAATCGTATCTGATTTGAAGTATATACTGCATGACATTAAGTTCGTTTCCGTAGTTCTTGGCGGGGTTCGGCTCACGTCCGAGTTCATCGAAACCACGCTCAACAGGATTGGCACCCATATAGTTGCTGAGGTATTGAACGTTTCCGACTTGCGTAGGCCTTGAAAGACTCGAAGTGTTGTAAGTGCTTTCTTCGAGCGCACCAACCCCACCAGTGGCATACAATGAAGCAAGGTGGGCGCAATTGGCGCACTTAAAACCCCTTTCCATGGTTCGCTGAAACTCCGCTACGATTTTCATTATCGTACTTTTGCCTGTTCCGATATCACCCCAAAAATAAAGTCCTTTGGTCGTGTCGAGCTTTCCAGGCATACCATTGGCGTATCGGTATATGTCGTTCAGCAAGTCTTTGTTTTTACTGTCCACTTCGAATTTTGGACACACCTGCGAAATAATCGCCTTGTATTTATCTGTTGAGCTTGCAGAACAGGGATTCATCGTTTGGGTCGATTCGGTCGCCTTGTCTATGAGTTCTTTGTTGATTCGTTCCATTTGAGTTGTTTTTCTGATTATAATCCTTTGATGCCCATGTAGCAAGCCGCTTGGAAACATCGAAAACCTTTTGCATTTCAAAGCGCATTTTAATCCCTCCTTGGTTTGATTCAGTCCAGTATTGGAAGAATGCCTCAACCATAGGTAAGCCGTACTTGCTTTCATAGGGCTTTAGCGATTGCCTGAATTCAGACTCCCTTGTTTCCTTTGATTTTTTGGAGGTGTGTGAAATAGGAATTTCGATACTATTATTATCTTCTGTATCTAATATCTGTATCGGGTTTTCTGGGTTATCTTGGAAACCCAAAATAACCGACTGGGTTTTTTGGGTTTCCGTTGAATCATGTTCAACTCCCCTTTTTGGCCGTCCACCTTTGAGGCCATTATGGTAATTGCGGTCACATACCACCCTCCATTTGGTAAGGTCAGCTTTCAACTGCCTCTTAAGAGGCTCGAAAACAAGCTTTGTAAGCCTGTCAGGTGGTTCGGGGTCGAGGTCGTTTATGTATCTGAACAAATGCTTTGACAATCGGCCAGCTTCATCATCTTCGAGGTCTTCGAATGTCGTAATCCAATCCTTGTAGATGATTACTCCGTTTTTTCCTTCTGCCATTGGTTATTAATTATTTGGATGTAAGAATAGGTTTGCCTTATGCTGCAATACTGTCTTGAACTTGCCTTTTGCTGTAGCCTCGACTATTGCCGTAGCCATGTGAACCTCAACAGCGTTTCCAATGAACTTCTTTTGGTCGGCTTGGGTACCTATCAGAATGTAGTCTTCTGGAAAGCCCATTATCTTGAGTAGTTCCATGATACGGAGCATTCTCATTTTAATGTCGATGATTTCGTATATAGCCATGAACTCCTTTATCTTAACCAGAATCTCGGAATCAGTGTCGTAAATCTCGTACACTAATGCATTGCCGTTCATATTGATGAATGAAGGGTGTTTCGCGCCATCAGTGACCGCATCTACCAAATATGGGGGCATCTTATCCATTCGGGCAATCAGAGTGAAGCACGGCCTTTGTATGGAGCCGCCTGCGCTTTGAAATTGCGGATTAAGTAGGTAGTGCCATTTTCTATTGGCGGTTATTACTTGAGCGGGTTGTTCGATGGATGAACCGACATTGTTGAAGTTGGTATTCATTACCCATTTTAAACCTACCAAACTTAGCTTTGGATTTGTTGTCAATGTTCCGGCTGGCTTGTCAATTGAAGCGGGTGTTCCTGTGCCGTATTGCTGATCTAAGAATCTTGTTTGAATCAGCGAAATACGATCCTTTGTCGTAATTGTTGGGGACGGTCGGTCAACATCCGAAACATTATCTCCATTTCTGTAATACGAAGCAAGGAATTCAGCGTTCACAAGATTATGATGGTCAACGGTTGTAATTGTTCCGGCAGGCTGATTTACTGAGATAACCTTGCCTTCCGGCCTTCCAGAAAATGACTTTGCCAAAAACCTGACCGAACCTAATCCAAGCCTGCCTTGTGTGCTTACTACCGGGCACGGCTTTTCCATGTCGGGAGCAACGTACTTCTTTTGCTGACTCATGGAATTATACTTAATCAGGAACTCCCGCTTTCCACCTGCAACGAATTTGACAAGTCCGGCGTAAATGCGTTCTAAGGTTGCATCAACCAAGTCTTTCTTTCTGTCAAAAATTGATTCGCCCTCATCGTTGAAGTCTAAGACCTCTTTGACGGCTCTCCATTTCTGAACGGTATGTCCGAATAGGTTGCTTTCAGGCTTTTCAGCGTGTGTTTGCTCAGGCCAGTATATCGGCTCACCAAATCGGGCAAACTGTCCAAAGAACCGCTTGCGTGAAGTCAGCGCGCCAAAGTCGGCTGCGTTAAGGATACGGTGTTGAAAGTGGTATCCGTAGGTTTGTACTTGATTTATCCATCTTAGATAGTCGGTACCAGATGTTTTGCTAACTGGTTTACCGTTATCGTCCAATGGCCCCCATGACATGAACTCTTCCACGTTCTCGATCTGAATCACATCTGGCTTTAAACCGTCAATGTAAAAGAACAAATGATCTGCAAGTGTACGACTATCAGCATCCCTTGATTGGCCTCCTTTGGCTTTTGAAAAATTGGTACATTCTAAGCTTGCCCACAATACTACTTTTGCATTCGGATAGAAGGCCTTTAAATGCTCAACGTGTGCAACAAGCCGCTGCATACGGTTGGTTTTGTAAAGCATTGTTATGTCCTCTGTGAAATGTAAAGTCTGTTTATGGTTTGATTTGTGACTTCGGATAGCATTCTCATCATGGTTGATGCAAGCTGCTACAATGGCGCAAGGATCACCGTTTATTCGTGCATTATGGACTCCTGTGGTTGTTCCACCACCTCCGCAAAAAAGGTCGATGTAAATCAGTTTGATGTTTTCAAAGGGCATAACTTAAATATTAATTAAGGCCGCTTTTTACACGGCCTTCTGTGGTTCAAAGATATCAAATAGTGTAGGTGCAAGTACTCCGCTTTCGGCTTCCTCTTGGTATCCGTTTCCGTCTCTCCAGTAGTCGTAATTCAGTTCACAAGCCCAAGCCTTACGGCCTTTCTTTATGGCACAATAAGGAACGGTTGCGATTCCACCAAACATGTCACCAACAACGTCACCTTTATTTGAGTACCTTTCGATACATCTTTCAACGATGTCGAGTTGAAGGGGGCAAATATGGTTTTGACGGTTCTTTTGGGACTGCCTTGAATTGAGTGTCCGCATACGAACTACATCATCCCAAATCCAGTCTTTTTTTGATACTGGGTCAATGGCCATGAATGTTTTGGGTAGCTTGTCCTTGCTTTCAAGAAACTCCGCAAACTCAACATGACGCTCGTATGAATAAACATGCTCACGCTCGAAGTTTCTGAACAGGTGCCGAACTTGGTCAATGGCCATGCCAGCAATATCAAACTGCGTTAAAAGCGTATTGCCTGAACTTTTCCAACTTGAATGAGCGTCAATCTGCCACTTGGCTAAACTATACTCCTTTTTGCTTTTAAAGACTGGAACGTCAGCATAAGCATTGGAAGTATCAGAAGGCATCTTTCTAAGAAGCAGAATATACTCAGGACATCCTACGCCCATCTTTGAGCCATCTTTGCACATCTCGGTATATCCAAGGCGGTAGGTTTGGTTATTCTCCCTTACAACGTCCGTATCAACGGTAATCATTCCGATCAACTGGAAGCCGTGCTTCATGTAGTGCATTGCTGCCATCATGTGAAAAGGGTCTAAGGTTGGAAAACCTAAACCAGTTGCATTACCAAACAGTATCCGGTCTTTGACGTGACAACAAAGAAGCCTACCTGGTTGAAGCGTTCTGTAAACTTCCGGTGTCATGAAATCCATCTGTTCAAAAAAGGTATCGTTTCCGGTGTTGTGCCCGAAATCATTGTAGGTTGGAGTGTATTCGTAGTGGTTGGAAAATGGAATGGAGGTCACGTAAAGACCTACGGAGTTATCCGGTCTGTCCATGAGTTCCAAAACGCTGTCATTGTTCACCGATTCAAAAAGTTGTCCTTTCCTTACTTCACGGCTTGCAAACATCCAACGCATCATCTTTTCGCCAGTATCAACCGACATCAATCCGTTTTCACGAACTATGTCAACCATGTTTTGTACAAGCTTTTTGTGTTGCTCCCATTTCTGCATGAATGACTTGAAAATCTCCGATTCACTTTCAGCGTAAATGAAATACACCTCGACGTTATGAGTCTGCATGTAGCGGTATATCCGGTGAATGGCCTGAAACTTGTCATTGAACTGGTAGTCGATGAACATGATGGCCTTGTGGCAATGGTATTGAAAGTTGATACCCTCACCTAACATTTCAGGTTTGGCGGCCAGATACTTCAGTTTACCGTTTTTAAAGTCGGAAACGATTTGGTCGGCTTCGTCATCATCCTGACTACCATAAACAGCTTTGCAACCTTGTACGGCCTTGCAAATAGCATGTCTTTCGGCTTCCAAATCATGCCAAAATATGAAGTGGTCGTTAACGTGCTCAGGTCTGGAAATCACTTCAACCAACCGTGCAACCTTTTCGTCAAGGTTATCCCTGCGTTCTTTGGCCGCTTCGGTTAATCCCAGAGCAGCATCACGGAACATCTTTACCCCTCCATCACGGTCGGTACCTGCTGTTGAATGGTCGGACATAACGACCTCTTCAAATGTTTGCAAGTCGGGCAAGTCGTATCCTTCATCAGAGTATCCAAGGTCGGAAGGCTTTGTAAGCACAAGTGCCCATGTTGACATCCACAACCAGAATTCAGGCTCTTTGTGAGGATATAACGTCAGATTGTTGGCTTTGGTTGAATCCCTCTGAAAGAAGCGTGTAAGGGCTTGGCCTGTATCCATAACGCCAAGGTATCCTGCATAGTGGATAAGCTCCTTGAACCGGTTGGGTGAAGGTGTGGCAGTTGCTACAAACTTATATTCAACATTGGCGAACTTTGGCAGGAATGTTTGGTAGGTCTTGGAGCCGTAGGAACGCAAAACACTGGCTTCGTCAAGGCTTGTAACTATGAAGTAATCCGGCTCAATGTTTCCGTCTCTGACACGTTCATAGTTGGTGAGCATGATGTCTGTTTGACAGGCTCTTATCTCGTCCATATTGCGGACGTAGGTAACTTTCATACCCATGTGTATTAAGGCTTGGTCTATGAATTCAATCACCACCCTTTTCGGGCAAATAATCAAACCTTTTCCACCCTTATGCTTGATGATTAAACGGCAAATTTCAAGTTGGGTAACGGTTTTGTGCATCCCAAAATTGGAGAATATTGCACGACACCCCCCCCTAATTGCCCACTTTACGGAATCTTTCACGTGTGGGTAAAGGCTTGGTGTCATCTCGTCAATCTCAACATCAAATCCAGTCTGTTGGCTTATGGCCATCTTGGCCTTTAGAAAATCAATGTACGCTTGCTTCTTTGACATAATCGTTTAATTAATGTACTTGTGGGTCCCGTCCGGATTTGAACCGAAGACCGTTGGCTTATGAGGCCACTACTCTACCGCTGAGCTACGGACCCGAATTAAAAGCCCTGCACGACCAAGGATTATTTACGTGCAGGGCTTTTGTTTTGTGGATTATGCTCTTTAGTGAGCAACTCTCTAACCTTTATCAACCATAGGATGAAGGCAACTGTTTTGGTTTGGGCGGTCTGATGGTTACTTTCAGAAGCTTATAATTGTCGTATATGGTTGTCCACGTTTCAACCCATATAGACAATATCAGCCGCCAGTCAAATAATGGTATCATATAATTTGTTTTATGCGAATTGGTAACTTTTCTTTTTCTCTCCAAATCTCAGAACTGTAACCTTAGCCATGAACGGAAGGTCGCTTCTATCCACTTTCTCCAATTGGGTCTTTATCCTTTTTGAGTCAGTAAACAGTTTTACTTCTTTTTCTCCCTTTTTTAGAAGTATCACACTCCTACCTCCACCAAATCGAGTCTCTACGTCCAACTGAAAATCCAAAACGGCAACCCTTTCATTTAATATTTCGTCAATGGTAATCTGTGGTACCTCAAAAATCTTTGTTTGTTCAATCTGTATGTTCAGCTCAGAGAATTCTTTCATTGGTAACGGTTTTAAGAAGGTTCTTGGAGTTGCAATGCCCCGCCCATCCGGTGTGTGGACTCATTCGGATTCTGTACTCTTCGTTGGATAGTTGTTTTTTGTTCAGTCTGGCGGCTTTACGGCATAGGTTCTGTTTGATTGATTTTCTAAGCAGCGTATGAGTATGCCTAAAGACGTACCCAACAAAATCAATTCCACGAACATCAACCGGAAATACTTGGTAATTGTCCTTTATATCAAGGTTTAGGTTTTCTTTCAAGTAGTTGTCAATCCCAACTCTTATTTGATGAAGTTCAGGCTTTGAGCTGCCAAGTATGACCATATCATCCGCATAGCGGTAGTAGTACTTTATCTTGAGTGTTTCCTTTAGCCAGTGATCGAAATAGGATAGATAGAGATTCGCAAAGAATTGACTCAAATAATTCCCAATCGGAACACCAGGAGCGGAATCAATTATACCATCAAGCAAATTAAGAAGTCTTTCATCCTTAATCTTTTTCCGGATGATGGATTTAAGTATCTCATGGTCGATGGTTGGATAAAACTTGCGAATGTCCAGTTTAAGACAGTACTTCGTATTTTCCGTATCCTTCAAATCCCTTTTCAAATCCCTAACAACGGCATGTATTCCACGGCCTTTGATAGATGAATAAGTGTTGTGAATGAAAACAGGTACCCAAATCGGCTCCAAGACGTTCATTATCGCATGTTGAACGATACGGTCTCGAAATGGGAGCCTGAAAATTATCCGCTCTTTTGGTTCATAGATCGTAAAAACGCTGTACTCGGATGTCTTATAGGTATCATTGTCCAAATCATCGTAAAGAGCCTCAAGGTTCGTTTCAAGGTTTGAATCGAACACTTGGACTCCATAGGTACCAGACTTTCCAGAGCGAGCCTTGTGGTAAGCTTGCAGGATGTTCTCCCGCGTGCATATCCGATTGTAAAGATTGTTTTGTCGTTTCATATTGCCTTTCTTTCGTTTTGGAGCTTTCACTTTCGTTACCAGCACCGTTTGAAATAATTTATGTTTTGCCATGTTGGCACGGCCTTTGACCTTGTAAAAAATAAGGTGGGAGGCGTCACCCGTGTTCGCATTCGAATTGTTGTAATTCGTGTTGTTGAAAGCGAGGCCACCGGAGGACACCCCAAAGGGCAAACAGCCATGATTATTTACTTCGTCAAAAAATCTTCGAAGACCTGCGGAGCAATTTCGAACGCTTTACGCACGTCCGCTTCTTCGAGGAACGCGAGGCGGGAGGCGCCACCCGCGCACGCAATCGAACCGTCGCAATCCGCGCCGCGGAAAGCGAGGCCACCGGAGGACGGTAGATGGAACCATCCAAACCACTTTCTTTGATTGTGATCCCTATAACTCAACGGCTCTTTTTTATTACGTAGGGTATTGGCGGCTTTGGCCATCACCATC